TATCTACTATTTGTAGCTTAACTACTTCTTCAGGGGTTTGTGCATATTTTTCGTACAGGTCTATGAACTCATTCAGTTCAGCGGATGTACCATCATCTAATATTGCGTAACGCAGACCGTTCTCGTGATCGTAGTAAGGTAGGTTGAGAAAGTTTCCAACGTCACCACGGTCTAGGTGCAACTTAATCTGTTTTGGAAATATCTCACTCTCACCATAACCAAGGGCCGCGGACATGTGTTGCAGAGACTTCTGCATGTCTTTCGCAGGCACCCATTCCTTTGAGAATAAAAAACAGTGGGCACCCCCAGACTTGGACCGGCACACTACTAAAGGTAACTTTAACTTTCTTATTTTATCGACAAGCATCTTGTGGTCGAGTGGATACTGGTCCACGTCGATACATCCCCACTTGCACATGTTGTCTTCGTTGATGGGTATGATACCCAATCCACTGCCTTTACCAGACAGATGGTTTTCCCAAAGCTTCAATGTTTGGGGTTCACGCAGGACGCCAGCCTTACCTTTGGCCTTACCGTTCGCGCCGGTGTTTTCTATCTTGAAGTAGCCGTGGGCTTCCTTCAGGCCATCAAATATGGCCATAAATTTTTCTACTGACATTTGTGCCCCCATACGGAAAAAAGCGGCAGGGCACTAAGTACCCCGCCGCGTGACTATTAAAACGGTGTAGATTTACCGTCTGCTTCGTCATCCGTATGTTTCACCACAACATCGCCTGCGGTGATGCTCTCTGCAAAACCCTTTGCGCGGGAATACAGAGCGCCATCCTCAATGACACCTTCGCAGGACATCTCCCATCCATGCCACGATCCCTTGGAGTTCTCCTCGGATACCGTTTTCAGGTGGTAAATGTGGCTAAAGCGGGGCGGTGTAAACGGCCCGTTTTGACCTTGCATTGAGCGAGACGCCATCATGCTGTTCCACTTTCTGCTCTTTTTAAGCTGTGTGGATTTCATTGCGATGAGGGCGGTCTCGTATGACCCATCATCGTTGATTAGGAGAACAAAGTGTTGGTGAGTCTCTTCGATGTAAGACCCATCACCATTTGCAACATATTCTTTGTTGTCATCTGGCGAACGCTCTGTCTTTGGACGTTCTTCTCCCGGTTCATAAATTGCCATGGGCGCACCGCTTCCGCTGCCACGCGGAGCCCACTGGATAAACCTACGCTGATAAGCGCAGGGTACTACTCGAACCCCGTCCTTACCTTTGTATGGAATACCAGTAACAGTGTTGTATATATCACCCTTACGTGCCGTCTCATTCTCGTCCAATACAGGATCGTTACCGGACAGGACCTTTAGGAATGGAAGAGCTAAGTCTTCAGTTCCCATATTGTCCATGCCTGCACCAGCATCCTGCTCCATCATGGCAGGATTGAACACTGCCACATCTTTATTGCCTGCTTCGGCTAATTCACTTTTCTTAGTCATTATTTCTTACCTCGTTTAATTACTGCGCGTTGACCCACCCATGCTCCAAACAATTCCATTGGAAAATCCTCTCCTGCTTCGCAACGTTCTTTGACGAACGCACGTAACGTTTGGGGATGCACCTCAGTTTTTTGTTCTGGAATAAACCCTTGCGTCTGCGCAAATGCAGCAAAGGCTCCCGCTTGATCGTCCTCTCCACGGCCAAACTGACACAAGACAGTATTTTTAATAATGTCATCGTGCCCATGATCGCGTAGCCAGTCGTAGGCTTCTGGACGTTTACTAACGAGAATGGACGCACCGTATGTCTGTTTAACTTCAACAGTTGAACCGTCATCTAGTGCAAAGGAAGACATGCCGATCTCTGCAAGCATCGAAGGCATCTCCTCATCCGTAAGCTTCAGAAGCGTTTTCTTCTCGTCTTTGAGCGTTTGCTCAAGGTCAGAGATTTTAGCTTCCTTGTCTCGGATTGTTCTGGCCAACGCGGCTACCGAAGTAAGCCCTTGCTGGTCAATTTTTTCAACAGATGTAGCATTCGTTTGTTCAAAGTCCTGCTCCATCAATTTTGCTAGGTCATCACTCATCGTGTTTCTCCTTTCGTGGTTAAAGGCACCTCTTTGGGCCTTGACAATTACAGATACTATCGCATACACTCTCAATGTCAAGCGATTTTAATAAATAAGGTGGATAATGCAAAATTACGAGTACGAGACCCAACCATACGAACACCAGCGAACTGCCTTTGAAGAGTCGTGGGACGCGGAGTTCTATGCGTTACTCATGGAAATGGGGACAGGTAAATCCAAAGTAGCAATCGACACGATGGGCGCGTTGTATGAAGAGGGCAAAATTAAAGCCGCTCTTATCGTTGCGCCGAAGGGAGTCTATGACAATTGGGTAAAAGGTGAAGTACCAATACATTTGCCAAAGCGCATCCCCCGTCACATTATGCGATGGATTCCAGCAAAGACCCAGCGTTTTGAGACTGATTTAAAAGATTTTATTGTGGACCGTGATCCTAAATTAAAAGTTTTTGTTATGAATACGGAGGCTTTCTCGTCACCACGTGGCACAGAAGCGGCTGAAGCTTTCTTGTATCAAAACCCAGATAACATTGTCATTGTTGACGAATCAACTACAATTAAAAACAGGAAGGCTGCGAGAACGAAGAACATCATAGCTTTACAGAAACGGGCTAAATACCGCCGGGTATTGACCGGCTCTCCGATAACTAAGAGCCCTATGGACCTGTTTAGCCAATGTAACTTCCTTGCCGAAAAGGCATTAGGCTTTAATAGCTACTATGCTTTCCAAGCGCGGTATGCCAATGTGCAGAAACGCCAAATGGGTCATCGCAGCTTCCAACAGATTGTAGGCTACCGACGTTTAGACGAACTATCTGAAAAGTTAGAGCGGTTTAGTAGCCGGGTTCTAAAAGTCGATTGCCTTGATCTACCTGCCAAAGTTTATATTCGTAGGGACGTTTCCCTCACCCCCGAACAAGTCAAGCTGTACATGCAGATGAAAAAGCTTGCGCTTGCAAAACTAGAAAGTGGAGAGTTAGCTACGACAGCGAGTGTGCTAACACAGATTATGCGGTTACAACAGATTTGCTGCGGACATTTGCAGCCGGATGAGGGCGAGATACAGACAGTCAAAAGCAACCGTTTGAACGAACTACTCGACATCACCGAAGAGTTTCAGGGTAAAGCAATCATTTGGGCGACGTATACACACGACATCCAACAGGTAGCTGATGCCCTGCGCGACCGGTTCGGGCCCGAATCGGTCGCAACCTATTATGGTGCTACTCCGCAAGATGAGCGCCAACAGATCGTGGAGGATTTCCAAGACCCGGACAACCCTCTTCGATTCTTTGTGGGACAACCCAAGACAGGTGGGTATGGTATTACACTTACCGCAGCTAATACTGTTATTTATTACAGTAATAGTTATGACTTGGAAATTAGGCTTCAGTCCGAGGATCGGGCACACCGTATCGGTCAGTCTAACAAGGTCACTTATATTGACCTAGTGTCGCCGGGTACAATTGATGAAAAGATATTGGGAGCTTTGCGCAGCAAGATTGATATAGCAGGGCAGGTGTTGGGAGAAGATGTACAGGACTGGTTACGCTAGTCCTTTTTGTTCCATAGATCAAATAACACTCTAATCTTCTCTTTTATCTGTTCAATGTCGCTGTGCATTTTTGCAAGGACAATTACCAGAGTCACGAATGCCGCCGCTATGGGCCAAACAACCCCTATGGCGTCCATTATTTCCATGTTCAGTTCGTGCTTTCAGAATTTTTTGTATCAAATAGTGCTTCTAATGTACCGATACGGATAGTCAATTCGTGAACCCTATCCTGCATTTCACGTAGTTCTACTACGTCCCGTTCTAATCCTTCGATTAGCATGTCCTGCCTAGCGTCAGCCGGAAGCGAACCAAGCTGCCCGCGTGGCCATAAAATTCTAAATTCAGAATTTGATTTAATCTCAACATCCGTCATATCAACACTGTGTTCGAGTGTCGTGAGCCGTGATTCAATAGAAAAGTAAGCCATTGTGGCGACAGCGGTCAGCGCAATCATGCCCAAGATGTTCTTGAGCGGTATTGTCAGATTTGTGTCTTCCGATATAGCTGCCATGACGTTTTAAAAAGCGGGCGGTAAAGAGGCTATGCCTCCACCCATTGATCCCGGTCCCATAGTTTGCATCATTGGTTGAGGCATTACTGCGCGATGATTCTGCATCATTGGCATTTGTGCGGGAACAGGTGGTTTTCCATAACCAAAGCTTTCTTCTGCGCCAAAGTGCGCTCTTTCTGCTTGGTCTACAAGGTCCACAAATTCTGTCACCTTCGCCTGCATTTCTGCTGCTTGTGGGCTTGTGTATGTTTGGTTTAAATAGTTTCCGTACACCTTCAGTGGCGAGGATTCCATTTGCCGCATCTGCTGACCAAACTGTTGCTGCATGTTTTGAAACATACCACCTACACCGCCCATCTCGGGGCCTCGTGACATCTGTGGTAAGGGTTGTTCCATGGTTTGCATTGTTGTACCCATCTGTTGTTTCATAGGGTTTGCGTAGGGTGATGCGATCATGCCACCGGCCTCCATGTGTTGTACGGGGTAGATTACACCACCGTCTGCTCTGTGTTGTGTTTCGCCTTCTCCGGGACCGCCCGGTCCACCACCGCCCGGACCTCTGTCGGGACCGTCTTGGTTTTCGCCGCTGCCGCCGGTTGTTTCTGTTGTTGATCCGCCGCCAAATATTCCGGCAAGACCACCTAAGTTTACATTTCCGGCAGTACCACCGCTGGTGTGTCCGCTGTATCCAGCAAAACTAAAAGCAGGGTTCGTTGACCCCGAGCCGCGGCCCACGTAGCTAAAGGGGATAGCATCTTGCGAGGCGTCATCAGCGGCTTGTCGGGCATCAAACTTTTTTTGTACCTGTGAAGAGAAAGCATCGTATTGTTCTTGCGTGTAATTGTATTTCTCAGGGTTCTGCAAACGGTCCAATTCGTTGGCCGTGTAATACGATGATCTGCCCCCGTATTCTGCAAAAATACTCATTACACTTGCCCCATTAAACTACCGATGCCGAGAAGTTCTCGGTCTTCTGGGAATAAAGCTGCAAACTTAGTCCGGTCCACAGGACCGCTGGGTGCAACCGAACTTTGGTCAAACCTACTAGGGTTTGGATTAAAATTTTCTGGTTCAGGTTGCTGAATAGGTGGCCCACTAGGAACAACGGGTGCTGATTTTTGTACCGGCACAACCGGTGCAGCATTGTTATTCGTAGTAGGCAGATTCGCCCCGCTTCCGGTGGGAACTTCCACAGGGGGAATTTCTTGGCCCTCCAGACTTTGGTCTGAAGAGAATGTTTCTTGTATGGATTCACCACCCAATCGTCTTACTGGCATGATGACGTAGTTTTGAATAGCCATTTCTGCAAACTGAGCAGCCAAAGCGTCTTTTTCACGCTGAGTTTTACCTTTTCTAAGGGCTTGCTTCAGCAGTTCTTCGTTTTCTAAAATTATCTGTACTCTGTTGGCTTGCAGAGATTGGGGTAATTCAGCAAAGTAACGTTGAGCTACGTCTTGACCAAACTTGGCAAAACGTCCAGCAAATATAATCTCACCTGCGCCACTGTTCAGACCAATTTGGTTTCTAAGACTAGAACCGACCGCAGAACCGCCCATTGCAGCGGCAAGCTTTAGTCCTTCACCTAAGTCTTTATAAAGAACATCGGTTTGGCCCGGTTTAGCTTTCATCGTAAACATCTCGATTTCGGCCATTTTACGAAGAAATTCTTTTGTATCTTTTAACTGGTCAGCACCTACTAGATCATTTTGTAACATCCAATCAGCAACAGAAAGCTCCTTTACTTTTGGGTGTGGAGCAAACAGTTTGTTGTAAGCGGCAGCGGGGCTAAAACGCTCTCCGTTAGAACTTACTTGAAAAATGCTGTCATAAATAGCACTACGCATACCGTTTCGGAGGTCGGCTTGCGTCCACGTTTTACCCGCATTTGGACTGGTAAAACGTTTGTCACCGCCGGTATTTGGCAAAACAGTGAACCCGTCTTCGCCAACATTATCGACCATCCTCATATACCTGTTTAAAATCGCAAAAGGTCTATTCTGGTTAGCCGATAAGGCGGAAGTAACCGCCGTAGTGGCGTTAGAAGTCTTATCCGGCAATAGCTCGGACAAGCCCACTTGATCTACATCGTTTTTAAGATCAAAAGCGTTTTGTTTTTTGGTTTGCGTAATTAAATTAGACGCTTTACGAACATCTTTAAGATCGTCCCTTACCGCCGGAAACAATTCCATCAAACGTTTGTTGTTTTCGTTGTTCATCCAAGTGGATAACGCCCCGGTGTTTAAGGTGCCGTCTTCATTTAGAGTGTTAGCCCTTACTACTCGTAGCAAGTTTTCTTCGCCCGCACGAATATCATTTGCAGTGTTTATTGCCGCAACAATTCGTCCGTCTAAATTAGGAACAGTTTGAATAAGTTCGTGGTTGCGTGAATACCACTTACGCATTTCGGGAAGGTTTATAACACCTGTAACGGGATCATATTGCTCTTGAAGGTCGGCCATCAAACGCTGCCCTTGAGCCGCGAACTGTCCACCTGTTTCTGATTCCAAAAGGTTTGTTAAGGCTTGACCCGCTTGAAACTGAGCTACGCCATCCAATGCGGCGGCTTTCATAAAAGCAGCATCACCCTTCATTAGGTTGTTAGCAAGTGTGTCTATAGACACACTGGGTGCGCCGTTCTTTTTAGTTCCTAATATTTCTCCGGCATATGCGCGAGTAAATACGTCATTAAACGCTGCTGAAAAACTTCGAGCCGTGTCATATGCTTGGTTTTCACCTAAAGGCATACTGTTCATGTCTGCTAACAAGGCGTCGGCAAATTCCGAGGCAATACGGCCTTCATTGTTTCGGCTTTCGGAGTACAACTTTTTAGCGATATTTAAAGCAGAACTTCTCGCTTTGTTTAATTCACCTATTGTTACACCTGTGTCAAACTCTACTCCGTCAGCGGCGTCTTGACCTATGCCTAGCTCTTGCGTTTTACGTTCTACAAAGCGTTTTAGAATTTTTAAATCACCACCTTCAATAACATCTTTAGCTTCTTGTAAAAGCTCGTCCATGTTTCCGTTGTAGTTTGTTATAAAATTTGGGATGCTTTGAGTAGTACCTGTTTCATCAATAAACTGATTAACCTCTAGGTTTTGAGGTATTTTTTTCCACAAACTAGATTCTTCCGCTCGACCTGCGGTGTATTGAGATTTTAAAGTATCAAAAATGTTTTGAGCAGAAGTAAGGTCTGCATCCGGCGTGTCACCACGAACCTTCTTCATGGCTTTAATAGTGTTGTCCGTAGCCAAGGCTAGTTTTGAATCTAAAACACCCTCAAACAAAGAAGTTTGTATGATAGCGGCATCTTGCAAGGCTTCTGGAGAACCATCAGCATAAAGCGCCAGTAATCCACGACGCAGAGCGTCTATAGAGGATTTCATTCGACTTGTGGCATCGCTACCTACCGCGGGATTAGCCGAAGCAAATTGGTTTTGTAATCCTAGTAATGTCACACTAGCTGCTCGGGTAGCGGGGTCTAACTGAATTTGACTACCATCTTCGGCAATCATAAACCGGTCAAACTTTGGATCATTAAGCATTTCGAGAATAGCTAAAGGATCTTCACCGTTTTTTTCAAGTTGTTCCGTAATAAAAGTAGCAACGCTTTCTTTATCACTTTCCGTGAGACCAAAACTATCTGCGTTGTCCGGGTTCATTATTCTTTTGTACAAGTTTTTTATACCGCGACCACTCCACTTAAACAAAGCAGGAACTCTGTTTGCGCCTAAGTCAGCAACTAAGGCACCGCTTATACCACCGGTGGTTTCAAAGCCAAAACGTACCCACGGGTTCCCCGGAGCAATATCTTCTGCTTTTCCTGCAAGTAAAGTTGTGCCAATAAGTGCGCCGCCCTCAACTGCTGCTGTTCTATAAGGGTTTTCACGGGCCACTCGACCCATTCCGCCACTCATTTTTTCAATGCCGCCTACAAATTTAGCGGAAAGAGGTGAGCGTGATTGCCCTTTAATAATAGGACCAATAAAATTTTGAGATTGATTTAACGCTTGTTGACCACCTAGACTAAAACCTTTAGCGGGCACAGCCCACGGCGTTAGTACAAAAGGTAAAGTATCTGCAAACGTCTTACCAGCTTCGTAGTATCTTGCTCCCGGTAAAACAATAGGCTCTTCGCCCATCAAAGCATCCGTTGCTTTGTCCCCTGCAAACGAAGCGGCTATACCGCCAACAGTTCCGGTAAACAAAGGAACACCTATACGCACCGCCGCGGTCCACGGTGTTACGGGAGGAACGCCAGCTACCGAAAGGTTACCCGCTTGTGCGCCAGCATAGAAACCACCTGCAAAACCCAAACCGGGTAAAGCACGTCTTTTTACTCCTTGAAAGAAACCGGGGTCCGCTTCAATATCACGACCCTGATCGTCTTGTGCAAATAGTTCTATTATTTGTTTGTCGGTTAAAGCCTGACCTTGTAGGCCTAGTTCTGCCAAAATAGGTGCTTCACCTGTGCGCAACAAATTGTAATCGACCTTATCACTAAGATAAGGGTCATATTTGAGGCTTTCTACTAAGCTAAACGCAAAACCTTGTTCCGCGGACCGAAACTCGGAGTTTGGTTTTGACGCTTCCTCTTCAAAAGTATCGTATAAATCAACGAACTCTTGCGGTGTAAAGCTCATGCGCAGAGGACCTGTGTTTACAGGAGGCGTTACCTCTACTTCAGTCTCTTCGGCTATTACAATTTCTTCTTCAGCCATCAGTTACTCCCGCTCAAATTCATACCTTTTTTGTTCAACAAATTCTTCGCTCCGGACAAGTCTGTTACAGAAGCGGTCCCCGCCATTTGAGAAACAGGTCCAAGAAGCTGTTTAAGTCGAGCAATTTCACCCAGTTTTTGTTCAGCCGTTGCAAGAACCGCAGAATCTTGTGGTGAATCAGAAGCTCTCATTCTTTGTAGACGTAGTTCTTCGGAGTCTAATGCTTCCATCAAGCTTACAATCTTGTTTGCCTCAGTAACAGGGTTACTAAAGAAGGTATCCGGGTTCGGGAATAATTGACCTGTAACTTCTAGGTCGGTGACCGCGAACCGTGGCGAGGAGGCCAAAGCAGAACGTCCTAAAACGTATACTAGCTTGGTAAACTGTCGCCCTTCCTCCGTTTCCTTAAATAATTCAGAGAACGTTTCGGGAGCTATAGCGCCACCCACTACAGCGTTCGTACCCGCGAAGACAGAAGACCAAAAACCCGTACCGGCACGTACTTCAGCCAACACGTCTTTAACCAGCTTCTTGTCTTGCTTAGTAATCGGTTCAAAGCCCTTACCGGGGGCATACTGTTCTGTTCCAATCCCTGCTTCCAAATTTGTATCATTTGCACTGAGGAATTTCCTAGCATCGGCACGTACTTTCTCACGCTTGTAAGCTTCGTAAGCAACGGTATCGCCAACAGGAATAACTTCTGTGGGTAACAATCTAGGCATTCCGTCGTCGCCAATGTACGTTTTACCGCCATCAAAGGACATGCGGAGGGCTGCGCCGCCACCGGGTTTACTGTTTGGCACCAAGAAGGCTGCAACTTGGTTACTTTCTGTACCAATTTTTTGCATGACGGCTGAACCGGGCATTGTCTGGTTCATTTCGTTGACTTTAGCCATCAGCTTCTTGCCTTCCGGCGTTGATAGGTCAGCAACAGAAGGTATCATCACACCCTCGTCGTTCATTACCGTAACGCGGAATAAACTAGGTGTACCTGCAATTTCGCTGCTAAAGATACTTACGCCTTTAGCCGCAGGATCGTTAACATCTGTACGGATAATGTCGATAGTGGTTCCGTTATCCACTTTATCAAAGCGGTATTCCGGCTCTATGCCAATTAAACGTTTTCGATCATTTTCAGGAAGCAACAAGAAGTCTTGTTTAGCTAAACCAAATTTCTTGAAGTAATCTTCGTCGGTAAGTATTGGCAAACCTTGTAAGTATTGCTGGCTATCTGTCGGCAAAGCTTCAAAGTCTGTTTTGCTCATGCCAAATTTACTAAAGAAGTCATTATCGTTAACAGGAGCTACATATTCTGTCAGCACGTCGTTACCAAAACTTTGAACTAATTGAGAAAACTCCATGTCGCTAAAGAAGGGAGAGGAACCTGCGGGATAAACCTTGTCTCCAACGGTCAAGTCTTGAGTAAGCGTATATTGCTTACGCTTCATTAATGTACTGGGGTCTACGTTGCTCGCACTTACTCCGCCTTGTTGCATTATTAAAGCATAGCCCGGAGTTCCGGGAACCGCGGACCGTAAGACGCCGTTTACAATAAAGTTTTGAGCCTTACTTGTTGCGGACGGTTTAAATACTTTTGCAACGGTAACATTACCCATACCAAATTCTGTAACCAGATTATTATACTGACCAGAAGTTAGCGGGCGTTGTGTTTCTGTTTCGTTACCATCTGCATCTGTAATCGTGACTACGAACGTGTCTGTGATAGGCTTGTCATCTCTGGATAGTTGAGAGGCACGTTCTGCACCGTATAGCTGACTGGCGCTTTGCAGTGCCATTTGATCTAGTTGACGACCTTCTGCCTTTTGCGCTTGTTTAAACTTACCAAACGCACCCGCTCTTTCGCCTATGTTACCTAAAACAGGGGCAAACGACTGCGCTAGTTTTTCCGCCGGACTCATATTTCTTTCACCGGGAGAAGCAAACATCAAAGCACCTTGCGCTACGTCAAATAGCATTTGCGCTTGAGTTAAATCTTTTTGGTCGGCCAAATCTGCTTCTTGCTGCGCAGGATCAAGTAATTGCCCATAAAGGTTTCTTTGCTGGTCAAATAACGTTTGCTGGCGCTGAAGAGCGGGATCGACGACACCGCCCGGTGCCATATACTGGACCGCGCCGCCTTGGTTAAAATTTACAGGAGCAGGCCCTCCGGGGACCTGTACAGGAGCTTCTGGAGCGCCCATGTTAACAGTGGACATAATACCTTCTGCCATCGCCCCTTCTACTGGGGCCGACATCTCTTCGGCAGCTAAACCTCCAATGCCTTGATCTACCGCTGCAATTTGCATTACAGGCTGAAGCAGAGTCAAAACTGATTCGGGGGTGGCTTGCGAATCTTCAGGTCCAACCACTTGCGCTAATTCTTGATAACGCTGTTCAATAGGTGCTGTATCGCCTCGAATCCCGTTAATAACGGTTTCGTAATCTTCAGCGTTTTCTAAGTCATCCATTTGACTGGCATACTGAGTAAGCATTCCCTCTAACTCAGCGGGATTGATACCTTGTTGCATAGCACCTTGTGCAGCTTCATTAATATCTACCGAACCGGGGTCAATGGCAGGTAAACCGGGAGGCATCATTTGTGGTCCGGGAGCCGCGGGCATTGGCATAGGTGCCATACCGCCGTCCTGCATGGGGATAACCCCACGACCCATCAAAATATCTTTTTGCGTAACGTTTCCATCACCACTTAGGTCTGGAAAGGCTGCGCCTCCTTTAGCAAACATCTGTCTGCCCATTACTTCTCTATTCATTAAAATAACCCCGCTTTTGCTGCGCCTGCCGCTGCCGACAAGCCTGCTACGCCCAAACCTAATATAGACTGAGCGGGTGATACGCCACCACCTGATTGTTGTGAGATTGCCATCTGGCTAGACGGCGCACCCTTATAAATGTCTGATAAGAAACCTACACGCTGATAAGGCTCATACTGCTGCTCGACTTGTGTCTTACGAGTAGCTTCCAGAACCGCTTGATCTTGCGCTTGCTGTTGTTTGCCAACATCGAACAGGAATCCAGCTTCTTTCTGACCTAAGTTTTGTTGCAGTTCACCCAAGGCACCTTGACGTAAGCCAAGCTGACTTAAACCTTCGCCTTGTTGTAGCGCAAGCTGACCGTAACTTGTTCCAAGACCCGCGATACCTTCGCCCATTCGGCCTTGTAGTTCGGAACCTTGTAAACCAAGAGCCCCACCTGCTTGTGAACCCTGCATAGCCATTTGTGCTTGGCCTTGACCCAACTGACCAGATTGACTGGCCAACTGACCGGCCAATTGCTCGGCAGATATACCAAGTTGCGCGGCTCTGTTTGCAATGTCCGCCTGCTGGTTTACACCCTGCATGGCTAACGCGCCTGTTTGTTGGCCTAATTGACCCGCTAACTGCGCAGCACTCATGCCTGTTTGTGCGGCAAGCGACTGTAGGTTCATGCCTGTTGAAGCCAGTGCGTTTGCATTGGCTGACGCCATTTGCTCTGCATTTAAACCTAATTGACCGGCCTGATTTAGAGCCGCTAGACCCATCTGCCCGCCTTGCTGTGCGCTAGACTGTGCTAATTGTGCTGCATTTAGGCCCATTTGAGCGCCTTGTTGCGCTCCTGCTTGACCAAGTTGCGCTGCTTGCATTCCGAGTTGAGCGCCCTGTTGTGCCGCAGTCATACCGGACTGAGAAACAAGCTGCTCTGCCGACATACCGGTCTGAGCCTGTTGATTAATCAACTGACCCGCAAGCTGTTCGGCTGAAATACCCATCTGCGCGGCTTGTCCAGCCAATTGGCCTTCTAATTGTGATGCGCTAATACCAAGCTGACCCGCTAATTGTTGCGCAGATATACCGGTTTGAGCTTGTTGTTGAGCCGTGTTCGCCGCTAACTGTTCTGCGGATAGACCTAACTGACCCGCATTTTGTGCAGTTTGAGCCAACAACTGGTTGGCCGACATACCTGTCTGTGCTTGCTGGTTAATTAACTGTCCGGCTAATTGTTCTGTGGAAATACCCATTTGAGCAGCTTGTCCAGCTAACTGACCCTGCAATTGAGCAGAAGACATACCAAGCTGACCGGCTAATTGCTCGGCAGATTGACTTAACTGACCCGCTTGAGCCAAGTTTGAAGACGCTAACTGGCTTGCACCTTGCGCTAACTGACCCTGCTGACCAAACGCTGACAGACCTAATTGACCGCTTTGAGTCAAACCCTGTTGCGCCAATTGTTCTGCGGACATACCGGTAGTAGCTGCCAATTGCTCGGCAGATAGTCCCAATTGACCTTGTTGTTGTGCGGTTCGTGCTGCAAGTTCTTCCGCAGACAAACCTAATGTACCCGCAGCTTGTGCCGCGGCCATACCTGCCTGAGAACCTTGAGCCCCCAGTGCGCCAGTAAGTTGTGCGGCTTGTTGAGCCCTAGCTTGTTGTGATTCAAAGGCTTGTTGCGCTCTTTGTGAAGCACTTTCAAAGCCCTGCTGACGCATACCCGCAGCAGTACGACCTTGCTGTTCTAGTATGTTTCTTTGTAATTCTTGTTCAGCTACCGCCTGACGTGATCCGCCAAAGGCACCCGCTCCAACTGCTTGTGCGCCAACTTGATTGGCTTGTATATTACCTGCACGTTGAATATCCGCTAAAGCTTGCTGAACGGCTGCATCTTCATACTGATTCATAAACGAACCAGCCGAAGCAGGATCGTATGCACCAGTAGTACCCGCTAAACCAGCAATACCTGATTGTGCTGTTTGTGTTCCTAATGCTCCGGCTTGCTGTAAAGCTTGTGCAGCATCGGATGTGATGCCCCTAGCGCCGGAAATTGCGGTTTGAGTCTGTTGAGCAGCTTGTTGCGCTGCTGTTTGTCCGCCAGTTCGAGCTTGGCCTGCAACATTTCTAGCCGCTGTCGCAACATCGTCAATTCCGCCAATAGCTTTTTCATAAGCGCCTATTCCGCCAGCACCAGCCGCTTGTGCGTCTGATCTAGCTTGTCCACTTATTCCGCCTAATCCAGCCGCAGTTCCCGCGGCACCTAGTCTTGCACCTAATCCTGCTTGAGCAGCAGCATCTGCACCGGCTAATCCGGCTGCGCCAAGAGCTTGTTGTCCACCAGCAGCTTGGGCTCTTGCAGCTTGAATGGCTGCATTTGTGGCAGTACCGGCTTCTTGCGCCGCTTGTAAACCACCAATGCCTGCCTGAGTAAGACCTGCACCCGCGCCGGTAACGGCTTGACGTGCGTTCGCAATTGCCGCAGCAGAATCTGTACCTGCTTGTAGGGCCGAGGCTTGCGCTCCGGCTCCCGCGTCACGAGCTTGTCCTTGTGCAGTTCCGGCAGCAGAACCTAAAGTGGTTTGTCCAGTAAGAGCTTGTTGTCTTGCGTTAGCCGCTACCGTTCCTAAATCCTGTCCGCTTTGTTGGGCAAGCGCCCTAGCGTTTAAAGCTTCTCGCGCCGCGGCACTTAAACCGGCTTGTCCGGTGGTAGCCGTTTGTTGTCCGGCTAAAGTGGCAGCATTAAGACCGGTTTGACCCGCAGTAGCGGCTTGTTGCGCGGCTGCGGCAGCTTCGTTTAATCCTGTTTGTGTAGCACCCGCTTGCGTTAAACCCGCTTGTCCTACGGTAGCCGCCAAGTTCCTAGACGCTTCGTCAACAGCCCCTAAACGACGTTTTTGTTCTGTTTCCCGACCAGAATACCGCGCATCAGCAACAGCTTGACCCGCTACGGTATTTGCCGCGGTGTTAGCTGCAACGGTATCTGAAATTACGCCGGGAATATTAGCAGCGGCAGTACCTAAAGCAGTCTGACCACCACCGGCAGCAGTTCTACCACCCAAGGCAGCAGCATCTAAAGCATTTTGTGCGGCGGTCGTTGCTGTGCCGCCCGCAGTAATAGCGCCCGCAATACCTGTTTGTGCGGCTTCAACTTGTCCGGGAATATTTCCCGCGCCTGCGGTCATGAGTGCTGACGCTTCCGTTTGGAACGGTTTAGCGTCGGTCATTACACCGCCCATGGCGGTCTGTGCGTCGCCTAGCGTAAAGCCAGCTTCTGCTAAATAAGGTTGATACCCGCCAATACCCGCTTCTGCTAATTCAGTTGCCTTGATCTGTAGACCAGACATTTCCGCAACCATATAGGGCGGAATAGTTTGTCCTTGGTCAGCAAGTGCTTTTGCAGATTGTAAGAGGCCTAGTTTATAAGCCTCGATTTCCGGTGCTTCGCGGACTATCTGTGTGGATTGTTCAGCCATTACGCCGTAGCCCTCCCACGGCTCTCAAGATTACGCATTACTGAATACATATTCTGGATTCCGTTGTTAAGATTTCCGTTTCCTAAACCACGTACTGCATCGGTAGTCATTACAAACTCACCGGGCATTAACATGGCTCGAACGCTATCTTCACCCGGAGTACCTTCAGTGGGTTCAATGCCGCCTGTGCGACGCGGGAAGATCGGTCCACCCTCTGCGGCTGTCACGTAGGGACGTGCAAATGGTCCGCCGGGGGTACTAGCTGTTAAGTAGTTTTGTTGGTTTTGTGGGGGCAACACCGCTACTTGTTCAGGTGGGGCATAACCTACTAAGTCTTCTTCTTCAAAAGCAGTTTGATTACCAACAGCCTCGTACTCACCTGTTTCTGGATTTAACTGCAACTGACCTAAGTTATGTACAAGGTACTTACCGGGATCAGCGTCGATCAGGTCTCTACCTGTAGTAGGTGTACCGTCAGGATTGTAGTCTATAAAGTTAGCTTGCTCTATCTCTGGAACATCAAAGAAACCCGCCCCTGCCGCTAATGTTGTTCCCGCGAGTGCGGTAGGACCAAACCTAGTTAGCATACCGGGTCCCGCGGCTGCTTTAGCGGCATTAAGACCCGCTTCAGACGCATTAAGACCTTTAGCCGCCATGTCCGCAATATATTCTTGCCCAGCAATTTCTTTAGCGCTCGCTATAGCCTCGGGTGATTGACCACCACGGAACATGTAATCGCCTGTTTTCTCTAAGAAACTACGCTCTGCGGTTTCTCCTGCCGCTGCTTCGGCTACATCTTCTCCGACGTTTTTCACTACACTTTCAGAAAGTGATGTACCACCGGCACTTACAGGCGGAATATTGAGGCTTTCGCCTGCAATAATCATGTTTGGATCAGTAATTTGCGGGTTAGCCGCCATCAAAGCGTCAACAGAAGTATTATTTGCTTGCGCAATTTGACTCAAAGTATCGCCTTGTTGAATTGGTTGCGTAGTGAGTGACGTCGCAGATTCCGCGGCGGAAGCAACTTCTGCACCCGGTGTAGGCACATAATCACTAAACAAGTTGCCTTCTCCAGTAAATCCGCCACCGGTAAAGGTAGAGCCTGCACCAGAAACTGTTTGACTTACACGAGCGCCAAACCCTGAAGCAGCATCAGATATGTTTTGAGTAAAGGAACCTGATCCGGTGAATCCGGCAGTAACACCACCTACCGCACCCGATATAAGTGCAGACTTGAGGGCATCTTTGATGCTTCCACCGTTTAGAAGTGTTCCAATACCTGAACCCATCGCGGCACCATAAATTGGTCCGAGAGGCGTGAACGCCAATGCAATAGGTAGGATAATAGGAGCGACTTTCTTGACGACTTTAACAACCGCCTTAACCACTTTCTTAATAGCTTTACCAATTCCTTTGAATAACTTCTTCAAAAAGAACTCAGGTAGGCCTGTAGTAGGGTTAAGATCGTTAGCTTCTGCGCCAACAACATAAGCTTCAGGGTCTTCAACCCCGGCTTCTGTAAGAATATCGTAGATACGTTGCTTCATTACCTCGTCTTCGAGGAATTGTGCTGGAATGACTAATTCACCCTCTGCAACGTGGGCCAGCATGTTGTCTTCGTTTCGACCATACTTAGCCATGCGCTCTGCAAGCGCAGGAAATTGTGCTATACCGTTGTCACCAAACTCTTCTTTAGCATCTGTTTCGGAGTCATCTCCGTAAACTTCTTCGAGTTCGTCATCTTCCATGACAAAATCGCCAATACCACCGGTCGGGACTTCCAGTTCTTCTAATTCTTCGGTTTCTTCAACCATTAATGCTTCTTTTGCCATTATCCCGCTCCACCAGTAATGCTTTCAGGCATGGTTACCTGTATTATTGTACTTCGGTTCTCTCCTCCAGTCCATGAAGAACCACATTCAGGGCAATTTCCACTCGGATAGGACAGTATTTCCTCCGGAGTATCGACCTTATTAGTACAGTTAGCACAATGTACCATGTCTGTGCTAGTGGAAGGTTTCCACTGACTGCCGTCAGGCATATTAATTATTGTTCCATCACTCATGTTATTGTCACCGTGACGTTACCCACGGCCCCCGCTGCTTGTGATCCTCTCAGGTACGGCTTGTTAGCTACAGTTATGCGCAATTCGTCGCCGTACTGAAAAATACCACCAAGAGGAAGGTTATAGTTGTCGGTCTGTAAGTTTGGCAAAGTCAAAGCTGACGCTTGCCATGGACCGGGGTTGTTTACTTGTTGCAGAAAAACAGAGAAAGCACGGACAACTTCCGACATATACTCTGAGTTATAGTCAGAAGGCGCGTTTGGGAATAAGGGTTGTACTAAGCCTCTACTCATCTACGTCCATCCGGTCTTAATTCAACACGCGGCGTACCTAGTCTCCATTCTACGCCGGTATTGTCTGATTCTATTTTTAATGCAAACGATCTACCCCGCAAACGCAGTCTTACTTGATTGGTAAACTGCTCTACAGGCACGGTAGAGGTACGAATTACATTGCTATTTGTTGTTTGTGTATAGTCTTCGCCCGGAAAACGTCTGGTTTCAAGAGTAAAGTCTACGTTTGGAGACGGCGAACTAGAACCGTCAAACGTCACGTCAGGTATTAGCTTGCTCAACAACACGAAGTTGTCTCCAGCACCAATCGACATTTCACTACTCTCAATGTAGGAGCTAATAGCGGCTGGTGGGTTTACGCTGCCGTCATCTTGACCAAATTCATGGTAGTAAAGGTAGCCGTCAGAGCTTGCTGCAATAGGGTATTGACCAATACCGCGGTCAATCCACGCCGTTCTAGACAATGTTCCGTAGTACCAGACCTGTTCCTGATAGTTGTAGACAACATATCTATCAATATCTTGGTTCATTATCCCGTTTGTTACTGTAGCAGACGGGTAATACCACCATATTTCAGAAAAAGAGGAGTTTACGGCTGCGGTAACTTTCTCAGCTTGGTCTTGGTTAAAATCGTTAAAAACGTAGGCGCGGACAGAGCATGGTAGCTTTTGCACCTGACCAGTGTAGATATAGAACTCTTCTTCACCCATCCACATCACCATGTCATCTACCGCAATAGCGGACAAAGGACTAGCGATAGTAATGTTTTCGGAAATCATAGAGATACCGAACGTGAAAGGTGGTCCCAAATACTGCATGGCGTGTAGCGATTTATCGGTAAACACCAGTATTTGTTGCCGTGTTTCGAGGGCCGTGATTATCTCAGAGCCCGTACCGATCCGTAGATCACCAGCCGTATTAGTTGCTTGTGCGGACCATACCAAAGGGTTTTCTTGGTCAGAAAAGCGAATAAGTAAGGGGTCTTGTACCCCAATATCGTCTTGAGCATCACAACCAAACACAATAACGTGCCTGTCACGATCCGAAATCATGACCTGTTTTGCGATAGTCGGTGTTGTAGGGTCTGCGCCAGCAAGTTGAGATATTTCTACTGCCGGTGCAAAAGGTGCTGAACTGGTAGATTTGTCCCAGTAGTAAATACCACCGTTACGGACGTTGATAATAAGGTCTTCACCAAAGTTGTCGTGGCTCCAAATACGCAAAATGTCGCCTACAGCGGTCAGATTAGCGCCTGAACCCCATGATCCACGGGACCAAGTACCTGCGCCCCAACCCGTTCCGGCGACAGTCGTGTCCAAACCGGATTGAATTTGGTAAGCGCCTACAACAGAACTACCACCATTACCCGTATCGGAACCATTAGCTACAACAAGTGTAGGGCTATAAACACCGTTTACGGTAATGTCGTTGAGTGAAGCAACTTCTCTGGCCAAAACTTCGTAAGAACTAGAGTTTACTATCCTAGATATTTGATATTCTTGGTTAAGAACGGCGGCTGTTACGTTACCGCCAAGTGTTACCGCGCCACTAAAGGTAACAAAATCGTTTTCTTTAGCACCGTGGTTTACGTCAGTTACTGTTAAAGTAGATGAGCCGTTGACCGCGGAAAACGTTACGTCACCCGCAGCAGTCGTCGCACGAATAGGAGTGATGTCGTTATAACCACCACCTTCGTTAATGTAGTATTTTAGATGCGTTCCGACACCCAAATAGCTTGCGCCATCTAGTGCAACGAATGGTTTCAATGCCCGGCAAGTGCCTAGAAAGCTCTTTCCTGAATATTTTTCCCAGCCGCCTATCTTCTCTGGGGTGCCGAAACGGAACCTTACTTTGTCACAGTCAAACCAACCGCCCTCGTTACTATACGAAGTGGTTTCTCTGTTTACTCCGGGCCTGAACTGTAACTTTTGTAAGGGCATATCATCCGTTCACTACTTCAGCTTCTTCAGCACTCTCCGCTTCAGCAAGAGACGCTGCGAGCATATTGACAAAAGCCTCGCGGCCTACGTTTAGCTGATCCATGTTGAAGCGTAGGTTTCCTAGCTTCTTATCTAAATCAGTAATATGGTTAACCATCGCAACTTGTTGCTCAGTTAGGTCGGCAACGTTGTGTTCCACATCGTTGACAGTAATGGTTTTCTTTTCATTTTTCGCCATTATAAGTCTCCTTATTTAAGTTAAATTAAGCGTCCCAAGGAAGCCCATCGGCTGTTGTCGTATTAACGTCAATTTGCTTTTGGACTTTTTCAGTAAGCGTTGTCTCTATTCCAGCTTTGTCGAAGCCTTGAGTTTCCCACACCCAACCAAGAACTTCGTCTTGAGTTAGGTCTGCATAAGGTACAAACGAAGGGGAAGACGCATCGTACTCCACGAAAAGTTGTCCTCCATCAGACGCGATTTCAGGACCTTCACTGTTGGCACCAACAGCACTCCAGTAAATGCTAAAAACACCACCGTCAGCAACGGTGTGTACCATTTGGTTTATAGACCATGTTGTTGAAATTGACATAAATTTCTCCTATTGTTGTGGCTCAGTGGGCCATGTTACATCATGTTGAGAAGAATGGTCGTTTGTAACATCTCTCAACGCTTGTCGATACGTTTGCCAATCCTGTGGAACAGGCAGTCCTTGTTCTACATGTTTGGTTACAACCCAGTCGCAATCTGCCAGTCGCTTGTTTCGATCATTACGCAGCATTCTAAGTTGTTCAGCTTCCACAAATTCAAAAAAAGCAAACCGTTCTTGTTCGCCCGTTATTTTTTTATTGGACGTATCGTAAATAATCGTTCCGTCGTCTAAAGAATGTACTGCCATGATTAAATCCCCACGCCTATAAGTGTCAAAGCCGAGGGAAAACCAACCTCCGTCCCTGTCTCTGTATTAAAATAATAAACGTTCATGTGGAAGTTATATGTTGCATTTGAGGAGGGTGTTATGGTCAAACCGTTATGGTTAGCGTTGCCTCCTATACTTGACGTGTACGCCACAGAACCATTAAACGATTGATTTGACGCTATTGGGTTATGCCCATAACGCGAAATCTCATCTATTCTATACATAAAACCGTTAGAACCATGTTGTGCTTGCATAAACGTCTCAACAAACATACGAGCATAGCCGCCTTGGTTAATAATAAAGTTAGTAGCAGTGCCGTTAGTTACACCGTAATAACCTGAAATTATTCGACGCCGCGTATCTGTGACATCGCTTTGGTGAAAAAGACCAACAGGGGTCATGTTAGGACTACTCATTAAGAAGCCTCCAGTTCTTTTACTCTTTCTTTAAGAGCTTTAATTTCGTTTGTGGCGTCTTGCAGGGCAGCTACGATTATTGGAGTAATACGTCCATAATCCATAGACATCATTTCTTCCCCATCAGGATCACCTGAGACAGCTTCAGGAACGATGTTTTGCATTTCCTGTGCAATAAAGCCGTGAACTGTGTCTGCTTCTGGATCGGCTTTCCATTTATGGGTCACGGGATTCATGGACAGAAGCGTTTCAGCGGCGTTTTTAATAGGCTGAATATCTGTTTTAAGTCTTATGTCCGAGCTTGTATTATAAGTAACCCCTGACCCATTACTTGTAATAGACCCACGATTTCCACTATTAGCTTGGAAAAAAACTAAAGTTCGTTCAGTTGAAGTGCCGTCGTAAGCTAGATTTTTTAAATACAGCGTAGCAGCACTGGTGCTGTTGTTTTCACCCCCAATAGCAAGGGTCGATGCTGACTTAACACCAAGGGCCTCACCCGAAGAAAACAAAGCCGCATCTGTACCAATTCCTACAATGCCTACACCCGAACCGCCGCCTTGAACAACCAACGCATCATTCAAACTACCGTTTCTTACTCTAAAGATGTTGTTGTTTTCGTTAGGGTTAAAGTCGAAGTTGCCTTCAGCATCTAGTTTTAACCGATCTTGCGGCCCGTTAGTATCAGTCGTTGTACGGAAAATTAAATCCGAATCACCGCCCGCAACTGCAAGAGATGCAATTTCAGACCTTGAGTAAGATGTCCCAGATGCTGCGTGTAGTGATCTTAAAACAAGTTTTGATTCGCCCGTTGTTGTGGAGGCTTTACCTGCACTTACTTCAATAGCTGTACTTGCGGCTTCACTAAAAACTTCAAGCATCTCGGTCGGGGCATTTGTGCCCACGCCAATCTTATCATTACCGCCATCAACAAACAGCATATTAGCGTTGTTGTTTGATTCAACGCGGAAGTCACGGTCTGCACCATCCTCGTTAATAGTAATGCCACCATCAAAAACACGCATATTTTCAGAAGCCGCACCGTTATGACCAGTGGCAAATATTATTTTTCCTTGGTCACTTGTTCTGGGCACTAATATTAAATCACCATTAACACCCGCTAAAGCAGACGTTCCTGTACCTATAAAACAAGGTACTACATTACTAGGGTATGATGCTAAATCCCCAAATTTTATAGAAACATTATTAGTATCTTGTATTTCAAACCTAGCTGTAGGAGAGACACCAACGCCTACCCTGTTATTGCCTGCATCAACAAGAAGCATATTTACGTTAGAGTCAGACTCGACGCGGAAGTCCATGTCAAGACCACCGTCATTTACGACAAGTTCATTTCCGCTACTAAAAGCCGACAGCAAGCTTCTAAAGTTTCCGCTATTTCTAATCTCAAGGTTAAAGTAACCATTATGACTTGCTTCGGCATTTTCATCGCCGCCACCAGTAATTCGAACGCCGTCAACTAAATTTCCGGCAGAGTCTGTTCGGCCTATTCCCACATAATTAGCGGCAGTACCTGCACCCGTAAAGTTTCGATAAAAACCAGCGTTGTAAAAGCTACCTAAAACGCTAAACGTGTTTGGTGCAACTGATGTGCCGACCATAACTTTGTCAGCACTACTATCAACAAATAACGTATGGGTGTTATTAGCAGATTCCACCCGAAAATCCGAATCGGCTCCGTCATTGTTGAAGATTGCGCCCAAAGAGTTGTTAGTAAAACCAGCATAGGCGGTTTGGTTTCTAGCGCTAGAAGCAGACCCCCCTGCGGAGACGTCAAGGTCTACTTCTGTTGCAGCAGTTCCCGGTGTTCCCACCGACATAGCGTAAGTCCAACGATTAGCAATCGAAAGTGTCTGCGCTAATTTAACTATTGCTCTGACATACGGGTCACTGGTCTGGTCACTTCCGTTATCAATCTGTACCCAAATTTCATAGTCGGTTCCGCCTGCACCGACCTGCACAACACGTACTTTAGTAACTTGTCGGTTGTAAGTCTGTCTTTTTACCGTCAATCCGAGGTTTGAACCTGAATAAGTCTGTACTAAACTAATAATTCCAGTCTCTTCACTGGCAGAGGTTCCGCAACTATATAAAATGTCAGCTTGACCGGGATTGTCTAGCGTTCCTATTTTTACCCACGCGGTATCGCTTGCAGCACTTCCTCTAGTGACTGTCACTACATCGGCAGGGTATTCAGAAGTGTAACCCCCGTAATTTATTTGTTTTTGAAACCGTGTCTCCGCATCTACATCAAATGTGTAGACAGGAGAACTTTCAAAAATGCCCATACGATCATTAGCTGAGTCTAAAAACAAAGCGTGGGAAGCATTGGATGTTTCCACCCTAAAGTCGATGTCTGCACCACTTTCGTTAAATACAGACTCTGTAGTATCAAGTTCTAATCTTGATTTATTCGCACCACCGCTTACGGTATTAAAGGACAGCATTCCATCTTCTGTGCCATTAGAAGCGTCTCTAATAGTTGCGTATATTCTTGCGTATGTGAGCGCTCCATCCGCATCATTTTCTCCAAGAAACCTTACTAATCCTAAAGGGTCATTATCTGCTGGACTAGAACTATCCCTTTTTAAATCCAGAACAGGTCCATGACTTGCATCTGCATCTGTAGAAACAAGGGTTAGCTGCGTAGCGTTATCAGCGGTAGTTAAAGTAGCCGTGGTTCCAGTAAAAGCACCTGAAGCATCCAAAGTAGTAAACGATCCCGCTGCCGTGCTTGCGCCGCCAATTACAGTGCCATCAATAGCACCGCCACCAATATCTACGGAGTTCGATACAAAATTGGTGATCGTAAAGTTACCGGTAGTGTTAGCAATGGTTGCCGATGGCGTACCGTCATTTGCAGAAATACTGCTCGTCTCAATATCCGTAGCATTAACTACGTCATCTTTGAGCAAAACACTGTCAATTGTGACACCGCTGCCCGCAGACGTTTCGTTAATAGTATTAGTTTTAAGTGCCTGACCCGCAGTAACCTCCGGGTTGGTTGATCCAGACGTAGCTCCATTAGCTAGAACCTCGGCCCATGTATCGACCGTGCCTACCTGTGAATCAACATACGCTTTAATAGATTGCTGAGTAGCAAGCTTTGTGGCGCTATTAGACGCCATATTGTCTTCGTCTTTAATGCCGGTAACAGTCGCGCCGTCACCTGCAATGTTTAAACTTGTATTAGCAACAACCGCTGTACCGGTTACTGCTGCCGCTGTAGAACCACCAATAACAGAGTTATCAATAGTACCGCCGTTAATATCGGCAGTAGTAGCGGTTAAAGTAGGTGTGGTAATTTCAGTAGCACGTAACTTGGTAAAAACGTCAGTAACAGTAGCTGCACTTGCGCCGCCACCATCGAACTTAACTACCATGTCTACGCCCGCCGGTATTTCTAAGTCCCGACCAGAGTTATATGTGCCTTGGAAAAGTAAAATAGACCGGCTACTTGCCAAACTATTTCTTACAAAAACTATTTTTTCAGCGTCATTTGGGACTAACTGAACGTATACAGAACCCCCAAGATCGCCTGAACTGTAAAATTCAATCCACTTGTTGCGCCCATCAGAGGTCGCACCGTTAGTGATATTTAAAGCATTTGGTGATCCGGATGAACCCGCGCTAGTGAGCGTAACTCGCTCTGCGCCATTGATCGCTTGATCCAGAATATCGAAATTGACGTTTGTAGTATCACCCCATGTACCCGACTGCTCACCAGTGGCCGGTTTTTCAATACCGAGGTTAACTGTATAGGTACTTGGCATCTATTTTATCCTCACGCTGCTATTTGCGTCCAATTTGCGCTCTGGGTTGGTTCTTCCTCCGACCATGACGGCGACTGGTTAACATCTATCTCACTATAACCCGGATTTTGATCCGGGACAATGTTAGAGTATACCAGTACGTTTCCGACACCACCTGTTGCGCTGACTCCTATTACATTTATTACAGCATCACTTTCTACTGTGACACTTCCGACTTGACCTGTTCCACTCACACCACCAACGTTAATTGTCTGACCCGTTCTTACTGAAACTGATCCAGTGGTGCCTGTCGCAGACAAGCCTGTTACCGGTACATTGGCTTCGCCATCTACAGTGGCGTCGCCTACCTGACCAGTAGCTTGAAGACCTGTTGGGAAAACATTGGCTTTTGCAACAATCGTTACTGAACCAACGGACCCTGTGGCCTCAAGTCCTGTGACGGGTACAATTGCGCCAGCTTCGACGCTTACGGAGCCTACGACCCCTGTTCCCGACACACCCGTAACGTTTACGTTTGCATCTGCGGTGACCGATACGGAGCCTACTGCTCCAGTTCCGGCCAATCCGGTGACGGGTACGTTCGCACCAGCAGTTATGCTGACCGAACCGACTTGCCCTGTTCCCGCTACGCCTGTAACGTTAACATTGGCATCTGCCGTTGTAGTGACACTGCCCACTTGGCCAGTACCAGCTACCCCTGTTACAGACACGTTGGCTGCTGCGTTTATTGTTACGCTGCCAACACTACCTGTTGCTTGTAGTCCTGTAACCGGAACGTTGGCTTCCGCCACAACCGTTACTGAACCTACAGAACCCGCAGCTTGTGGTAGCCCACTCTGGGACCACGGGCCTGCGCCCCAACCTGAACGGCCCCAGCCGCCTATTGGGACGATTACGTCAGCCATTACGCTATCCGTATAATCGCGTTACTTGCATCAGCAGTTGGAAAAACAATCGTAAAATCACCTGCGGTGGATGTTTTGTCCGCGCCGAAATCCAAAACTACAACACTCGGGTTGGTTACCGAAAGTGACGTAGTATTGGGAGTAGTATTATATATTAATGCCCCACGTGCCGTAATTGTTGCATTTGAGAACGTTTCGTCTTGAAAGTCCGTTAGTGCCGTAGTTCCGGATGAAGTAGGATCGACGTTAGTCAAAGCTCCGCCACCAGCAGTGTAACCTGTTCCACTTACTTCGTTACTGGTAGTGTACGCAGTAGTCGTAGCATCGAAAGAGGCGCTGTTGGTGTAAAGAGCAATTTTAAAAGCATCTCCCGAAGAGAGATCAAAGTCGTGGACACCGTACAATAGCTCTTTCTTGAACGATGTACACATGAAGTTTCCGCTGAAAGCCATGGTTACAGTCTCCTAATTAGTTCCGCAAGTTCTTGATTACCAGAATCAATAATTGCGTTGTACACGGTTGTTCTATCACTTTTTATCGCTTCGCGCATGTAAAATTCTAAAACTTTTACAATGTGTTGACGAAAGGCGTGTGCTTGTGCCTGTATTGCAGGGTTTGCAGAATCACTAATAGATATTATTTTATTAGCGCATCTCTCTGCAATTTCCTCTGGTGTGAATCCCCGGTTCTGAGTGGTGTGTACTTCCACCTTGAAGTCAGGGTTCATATCTAGTTCTAATGCTGGGAAGCTCATTGTTTCGGCCTCACTAACATACCAGTGCGATAATCATCGGTTACTTCTTTGTTTTCACCCAACATTTTCATGCCGGTCATCGCTTCTGTAAATCTTTTTTCATACGCAGCCATTATATCCTGTTCACCCTTCATATAGATATATGCTTCAATTAAGCTGCCATAAAGCATGGCCATTTGTGCGTTTTCACTAAGCCACGTGGTCCCTGAACCTGCTCCAGCCGTTAAACTAGCCGGTCTATAGAAGTAATGTAACTCCACAGCCCTTGCTGCATCGGGAGTAGGACCGATAATAAAATTATCAACGTCAAATACCGCGTAAAACCGCGGATTACCCGTCGTTGCGGGGTTTGGGTTAAAGGATTGTACAAAATCAGTGTCCTTAAACTCTAAAAACGTCTTGTCGCTGTTAGCATCTACAAAAGAAAGCGAAAACGGGGCTAAAAAGTCACTAGGACAAGCCAAATACTGGTTTGCCTGCGTCATATTGCCGCTGACGTTCTTGCGAAACAGGCTCAACTGCACGTTTTTGAGTATTCTTTCCTCCGCCTGACGTATGAACACAGGCAAATTGTTTACAAAAGACGTTTCATCGTTCTCTGCGTAGTCTTGTATCGCTGTTTTTAACTGATCGTATGTAAAACTCATGGTGTCACCACCGATACGGTGCCCACGGCACCTTGTAAAGCGTCAGTTATATCAAGTTCCGAAGGCATTTCTGCTGTTCCCGCTGTACTCCAGTTACCATTACCTAAGTAAACAATCCCATTTGTAGTAACAATAAGAAAAGCACTGGTAGGGTTAGGAGAGTCTGGTCTAGCGCCTTGTAAGGCCTGCGGATCAGATACAGTTCTAAAAGGACCCAGTTGTGGCTGCTTTGGTTCGTACTCATCTGGACCCACAAGCAATCCGTTCCACTCTTTTTTCATTACCTTGTAGGGGTATCTGAAACCAGAGCGGTCTGAAATAGCGTATGCGTTTTTACCCGATGCGTACTTTGCCATCAGCCCGTCCTATAGTATTCATATCTAGGGACAACGTTAAATGAAGACCTATCACGATCCTCGGTTGCGGCCCTATCAAATTCTTCTTCATACATAGCTTTGAGCATTTGAACCCTATTCGGAGCCCGCTTCAACGCAATGTAATAAGCCAGTCCTGCTGCCAAACACGGGTAAAACCTGAAAGGTAGGTCCATTGTGTTGGTGTAAACGTCCGCATCGTCCATACGAGTAAGTGCATCGTAATAAATAACGTCCGTACTGTTCTGTGGAACAGGCCAAATTTTGAGGTTTGGAGTGATCTGACGGTCTAAGAAGAACTGATTAGGCCTACTTTGTGTCGTTTTCGTCGGAATTGTCAGATATTCATCCCGGCTTAAACGCTCTAAAGCATAATCTGTGCCGTCTCTGCGAATGATTACAGACAATACGTCAATAATATCGCCACTCAGGTTGTATTCTCCAGTGCCTTGCACAAGAGTTAAAGAACGCTGTTTAATGGTCCACTGGTTTAACCCACGGTTAGCCCAGTCGGCCAGCAATAGATTTAACGAACGCTTTGCCGTCTTCAGGTCGTAACCAGTACGCACCTCAAGGCCGCATCGCTCAAACGCTTCTTCAACGTATTCAGCAACGTCCAGTTCAAAATCTTTGCTATTAGAAACAGTCATTATTTCTTCTTCTTAACCATTCCACCGCCGCGCATCTTCTTTACCATGCCGCCGCCGCGCATTTTCTTAACCATTCCACCTGCTCTCATTTTTTTAGCCGGTGCTTTTTTCTTACGTGGTTTCATCGCCATTTTTCAGTCTCCTGTATAATTGCTCTCGCTTGTCAAATATCTCACAAGCGTTGTATTCGCCATCATAACTATCATAATATCCCTTTTTGTCCAACTTGTCTGCTGCTTCTTGTAGCTTGGACAATCGTTGTACGAATATCATGCTGTATTCTGTGTCAGTTACTGCCTCTATAGCAGTAGCTTCGGCAGCTTCGGTTATCTCATCGTCAGGGTGAAACCCCATCAACCAGATGTCTTTATCAATAAACGTACCCGCCGCAATAAATTCATTAAGTGCGTAAAAGTAATCGTGGAATGCTTCAGGGTCTTTATCGTTAGCTAGGTCTACAATAATTACTAAATCAAAATTATCGTCGAACTGGGATATACAAGAATATAAGGTTTGATAAGAGTCATCATACTTAAATAGAATGGCAACTTTGTCGTCCATCCAAGCTTTACGAGCATACGGACACGGGGGTAAGTCGTTGTAAAACGAACTAGGCTTTTCCAAAGCTTCTGTAGACCATTGTAGTATTTCTTCTACAATAGCTTTTTCTACAGGTTGGTTGTAAAAGGCTAAGTTCATGATTGTGTCACCGATCCCTTTGTTCGTTTACGTCGGTTGTTCATGACTTTGCCGCAACCTCTAGCTATGGCTGTACCAGCTTGTGATTTTCCATTAAATGGTCGTTTAGGTTTGGTAGAAATTACTCCACCGTCGCCTTTCTTTACCACTTTGGCGGCTTTGGTGTTTGAAACCACTTGCTTTCCTTTAGAGCCTTCGCGCTTTTTCTTACGAGCCGTCGAAGCCCTTTCAGACTTGCTAAGACTATTAGCTTTAGATCGAGGTAAGCACCTGTCAGGATTTTTTTTATTCTTTGAAGTACCGCATTTACCTGCGATATTACCTTGGCTGTCAATTCTGACCCAATCTTCATCGACCCAATCCTTCAACTTGCCCATTATTTCTTTTTCCCCTTACTTTTTTTCGCATAGTTAGGGTCTTTGCAGTATTTAGAAGCGGCCATGTTGGCATACGCACTAGGATAAGTGTCGAAAGTACGCTCGGCCCAAGCTTTTCCTTTGGGACATATTTTGCTTCCTTTGCTTTTAGAGGAAGCTTTTTTAGATTTTTTAGAATACGCCATGCGGTCACCCTAAAAATTTCTGCACAAAAGGTGCGATTATAATCAAGACCGCCAGTGCCCAAAGCTTTACGTCCAATGCCGATAAGGCGCTCTTATGTTCAGCTAAACGCTCTTCTATTCTCTGATACCTGAGATTGCACTCAGCCTCATGTTTTTCGAGTTTAGCTAATACTTCTTTCACTTCCATGTACTCATCACCACGCTTTACAAGACCAGTATCTGGCACTAAATTTATCTTTGGCCGTGTCACAGGAATGTCGTGCGCGGAAACTTTTACGGTTTTTAGGTTGGTCTTTTTTAATAGACATCTTAGGGTCCCCGAATCTAACAAGTTTAATCTCAGAGCCCTTTTTAGCCAAAACGGCACTCTTTTTCTTTGCACCGGGCGTTCTTTTTGGTTTGTTGTAACCTGCAAAGGTTTCTCCCCGGTACTTAATTCTCCCTGATGGAGTTCGAGTGACGTTCTTTGTAGTAGCCATGCTAACCCTCAGTTAAAAAACACCGTTACGTTGGTGACGTTGGTTAGAACAGCGAAACACCCGTCAGAAAACAACATTCCTTCATCGGGTAAGTACACGTTATCGTCAGTGTTATCGGCAAAAGCCAAGGTTAACTGAGTGGCACCATTAGCATCGTTGTTTTTTAATACCAAAGTGGGGCTAGACCCCGCTTGGTAATGAATAGCCTTAACGCGAGTCCGGCCTGCAAAAACAGAACCAGAAGCTGTCAAAAAGGTGGCCTTTACATCAGACGCCATGATTTACCTCTCTAGCTGTGAAACACCGTTACAGAGGTACAAGCCGTAAACACAGATATGTATATATCGCTTACTCTAATACCCTCATCCGGAATGTTCACAGAATGTGTATCTGAAGCGTCCAAGTCCATGTCTAGCACGGTTGTACCACCGTTACCGTCAGTAAAAGTGATGCGAGGCGATCCAGTAGTTGTTTTAACCTGAACCTGACGAATACGCGCAGGTCCAACACCGGCAGAGCCGGTGGCGGTTAATCTTTTTGATCTTACATCAGAACCAGCCATGCAAACCCCCTTTAAACGAGGTTAGCGTTTTGCTGATACAGAACCGTTACTCGAATTTCGCCAGCGTTTGTTGCACCAGCAGTTGTCCAAGTGATTCTCTTGTCCGCGGTTCCAATATCTGCCCAAGCCAATGCACCACCAGCTTCGGTAGTTGGATATTTACGTCCAGCACCAGAGGCTACAGTGATTGAAAAAGCGTTAACAAACGTAGCGTTACCGCCCACAGTATCACCAACACTCAATACCGCAGTAGCGTTGCCCATTGCTGTAGGACAATCAATTACGCAATCAATGATTTGTGAATTTGCTGGAATAACGACGTTAGTAACGTTAGCCGCAGAAGCACCACCTGCTAAAGAGCCGGTAGTAAACGATTGCGCCATTACGACTTGACCAGTGTTTTTAATGTTTGAACCAAGGGACGTCCCCGTGGTTTCTTTGATGGTTCCGGCTTTAATTGGTCCGGAAAAAGTTGTAGTACCCATATGTATCTCCTGTCGTGGGTTATGTCAGACGCACCATGCGGCTGTCAGGGATACTGTCAGGATACAATAAGACTACACAAAAAGAAAGGGGCAACTTGCGTTACCCCTTCCGAGTCTACAGGGAGAAGTCAATATGAAATCGACAACTCCTTTATAGCACAGTTTACGCTCCGGGTGTACCGAAAACAGAACGCCAATCAGATACGCCAAAACTGTAACGCTCACGCGCTTTAAAACGCATATTACCGGTATCGAAGTCACCTTCCATTGCCGTTTTAATAGGCGAACGGTTGAAGAACTTGAAGCCGTTAGGCGCGTCAGTTTTGATGAAGTATGCGTCTGAGTCAGTCAGGAAGTGGTTAACCACGGCTCCGTCAGGAATCATACCCATGTTCTTCATTGCATTGTTGTCGTTGTCAGCAGTGCCCGAACGCAAGTTAGAGTTCAGAACTCTTTCTGCGATGAACTGAAGCTCTTTTGGAATTACAAGCTTCATACCACGTACCGCGATTTTCAAACCACGCTCATCGGTCATACCAGCAATCTCAATCAGCATTTGCTCAAGCGAAGTTTCGTTGAGGTCAGCCGCTGTGGCGAGAAGGTTGCTCTGGTTACCAGATAAACTTGGGTGAGCCGTAGAACATAGTGCTGCACCATCACCAATTGCAGAAGCACCCGCCGTGAACGCATTGTTCAGGATAGCGGCAGCTTTGATCTGCTTGGTTTGAGCCATTGAACGAGCCAATGCCTTGGTGTAACGCGACGCTAGTCGGTCATACAAGTTATCTTCAATAGCTTCCTCAGTGATTGAGAATGCTAAAGCGATGGTTTCGTGAGTGTAACGAGCGGTATATGTCTCTTGTGCATCGTCAAAGTTGATGGCAGTGCCTTCACCTTTAACTGGTGCAGTTGAGAAACCACCAAGCATTACTTCCTCTTCAAAGGCTCTGTCCGAAGACTCTTCCTCAAAGATTTCGCCATGCTCGTTCTCGTAACGGTTATATTCCAATCCAAATAGTGCATTTAGACCGGGTTCTAGCTCTTTCGCTAGTTGGGCTCTAGAAATAGCCATTGTTTAGCCCTCCTTAAATGCCCGTTGTAGACGCAGTAGTCTGCGAATCAAAACGGCTACTTGGTGAATTGAAATGAGCGTTTAATCGTACAATCAAAGGAATACCGGCAGCAGTATAATCGCTGTTACCCGCGTCATCCATAATACCAACTATACGAAGCGGAAGCGTCGCAGTAGTATTGATTGTTGAAACACCCAAGGCGGATGTGGAATTACCGTTGTCGGTAGATCCCGTTCTTGCAGAAGTACCCAAAGACGCATTCGCGAAGACGGCGGCTTGAGCAGTTGCTTTGTCTGTCAAAGAAGCGTCAGACGCTACTTGGAACAGTTGGTTTGGATTGTCTGCAACAAACGCTTTCACAGGATGATTTGTGTCAACGCTTACTGCACCCGATCCGGGCCAGTAGTTAATAAAAACCGGTTTCTTTGAAACCGAATCGACGTACTCCACCCCCATCAGGACACCTAACGCTTGCGTAGTACCACCATTGGTAGCACCTGCTTGGTCAATAGTTCCTGCGGCCAGAGGGACGCAGATAGCATATTGAAAAATAGCGTTAGTGTTATTGGATGCGATTTCGTACTGAGTTACCCCAGTAGAATTAGCCGCAGAGCCAGTAAGCCCGATAGGACGAAGACCATAGGCAGTATTTTGATTTGCCATTTTTAGTTTCTCCTAATAAGGGCAGTCCATTATCTTTTTGGACCACCGAAGGTTACACGAGATTGACGATCAGCATTGCTGATCTTCATAGTTGAGTGTGCATTCTCGCGCATCATATCGTGATCTACCGCTTCCATTTGGTCCTGACTACGTTTATTAAAGTAATCAGTCCTCTCGGCTACAGTTTCTAACGGTATTCTGGCAAGAAGCAGTCCGCCTACTCCAAAGACACCTTGATATTTACCTGATTCGACAACGGGCGATTCAAAGTCAGGGTACTCGTCCTTACGGACCAATTCCCAACCTTCACGCATTTTCGCACTGATGTTCTTTGTATCATCAAATCCTCGCGTTTCGGCGCGAATCCAACGATGCTTAAAGCCATCAGGGGCAGGTGGTGCATCTAACATTGACGGTGGAGCCCAAGGCTTACGAAGCGCCTTCTTCTCCCGAGTTTCGTTTGCGCGAGCAGTACGTTTGATGGTAGTACCCATTTCATTATTTTGGTCAGTCATCTCTTTTACTCCTTCACGTATTTCGCATATTCTTCAAGCGGCACACCCAGTTTCTTCGCTATCGCGACTTGGCTAGGGGTGAGTCTAACCTTTTTCCCACTGCGCCCAGATGAATTTCTTGAGGCTCCTACAACCGTCTGAGCGGGTCGTCTGTTAGAAGCCGTAGCACCCGTATTAAACTTAGAACTAATACGGTTGTCTAACTCAGTATAGTAGTCATCGCTCTGGGGGTCAAATCCTTCTTCTTCCACCAATTTTTTGTGGATACCAAAGGCCGCATAAGTCATTGCTTCGTCAGAGCCGAACCAGCTATTTTTTAAGGCCCATTGCTCTGCTTTAGGGTCAGGTCTTTTAGGCTGTTGAGCAGGCATAGGTTGACGAACCTGCTGCTGTGCTGCGGCTTGAGCTTGTTGTTGAGCCCTCGCAGATTGTGCTTTTGCTTGCGCTGCACGATCAGCTTGAATGGCCAAACCAGTCAAAGCTCGTTGTGCTTCTACGGTTGCTTGACTATCACCAATCTCTATCGCTCTAGCTAAAGCCGATTCGGCTTGCTGCATTTGCGTAGACACACGATTGGAATATTCAGACACGTAATTAGTGTCCAAAGTTTGCATCCGTTGTTTAATTTGTTGCGATTCGTTCTGTACACCTTGAGCGTAACGTATAGCTTCTTGCTCACGTCTCTCGGCTTCTCGCATCTTTTTAGTAAGCCTATCAATCCTCTTTTGTGTAGAGGTTTCAGCTTTTTGGAACTGATCGTCATCACTCGACGAGCGCCCGTTATCGTTTGAAAGGTCTTCAGAAACTTCTACTTCAGTTTCTTGTGAATCCCCCAAGTCTAGTTCGACTTGTTCTTTTTCGGCATCAGCCATAATTATCTCTCCTTACGTTAATTGGTGAATATCTTCAGGATCAAGAATGGTAGATAAGATTTCGTCATCGTTAAGAATACGAACCTCCCCACCGTCTATTTGAAACCTAGAACCAGCGTAACGGGCAAACATTACCCATTGCTTTTCTTCGCACCACGCACCCGTAGGAAACTTGTCTTTATCTTTGTAAGCCAAAGGACCTACTTTTAAGACGTAACCAACTTGCGTTGATACTTGGTTTTTCTCTACAGTATCAGTTGGCAAGAAAATACCGCCTGCGGTTTTGCCTTTGCCTTGATACGGAAGAATTAAGATGCGCCACCCGGTAGGGCTCGGCATTCTATCCAGAAGTGTTTTACCAATCATCTCAGGATTGAGACGAGGCTTTTCAGTATATGCGTCAGCTAAATTAGGGGTCGTGCCCTTCTTTTCTGGCGCTGGTTTGATTGGTTCTGACGGACCCGATTCGCTTTCTATTTGAAAAGCAGCATTGGGTGCGGCAGACAAATCTATTTTAGATTTAGTCATTAGATCGCTCCTGTTTATCTAGCAGGCTCTTGAGTTCCTGTTCCACGTGATTTAGACATTCCAGATTGCCCATAAGCTCACGATATTGCTCCATAGACTTAACATTACCATATATCATTAAGTCTACTATACCTTGGCGTCTTTCTCTCAAGATTCTAAAAACCGCCTCGGCCAAATAAATGTCTTCCATTTACCCCTCGCATAATATCAAACAATGTCTGATATTATCGTAGCACAGTATGTATAGGATGTGCTAGGACAAACTGTTACTTTATGCGATTATCTCGAAGTGAGGTCCGTCTATAAAAGGCCTACGTCCTTGGCTTCTACGCAAGTCAATGTAGGCATTCATGGCCTCTTCTGCCGTGCCTTCATAACTACGAATGTCACCTTCGGACCACGCGGCACCCCACTTTATTGAGATACCAACTTCTATTGCTGCTTTTCTAAAAGCATCACAAATGTCATCGTAAACATTTATTTCCCAAACCACGTCTGATCCATCATAGGCAACCACGTCTACTGCGTGACAAAACCCGTCCTCTTGGACCAAGTGTTTTGATTTCATTGTTTGTGATCGACCAGAAGCTACAAGTCGAGCTTGCTCCTCTGGGTCACGTACCCCGTAAGTTACACCAAAGTCTACGTTTGTGTAGCCAATAGCCAACTTAACCACTTCTTGTAATTTAGGGTGAACACCGTCCAGTTTACCTAGACTGCGTTGTGATAACTTAAAACTCATTTTGCTACGCCTTTCGTCTTTTCGAATGACCTGAGTCCGCCTAGACCCAACATTCCCATCAACACCGGCATCATTACCGACATGTCTGCTTGTGGGACTGTTATGCCAAAACCTGCGGCGATTGGCGAGATTAAAAAATTTACGGCTAAACCAAGAACACAAACATGTCCGCATAAGGGTCTCCAAGATGATTGGAAAAAGTTCCCTTTAGCGTCGGCGGTATTTAGCGCAATCTGCGCAAGGGCAATCTCTTGCCCATGTTTTTCTGCCATGGTCCCAATCTCATGGGCCAGCTTTGCTTTCTGATCTTTATCCTCAATGAATTTATCGAGTAGGCCTGTAACAGGCCCTATTAATTGTTGTAACATTTTTAACCACCCCCGGCTAACGAACCCAGTCCTTGTTGTGATTCGGGTCGTCTAAATGGATTAGCTGATACGGGCATTGTCTGCGTTGCGCCTGTCAAACCAAACGAACTAGCTGAACGAACATCCGGTACAACATACGGAGTAGTAACATCAATAGGGTCACTAGCGTCACCGGTATCATCACCTACACCTAAGTCGCCAACAGGGTCTACTGGATCGACGGTATAGCTACCATCGTCTGTTCCAGTGCCTCCGGTGGAACCGCCCATAAAGCCACCGGGGAAGCTGCCACCAATACCGGTTAAATCTATACCACTATAATCGAAACCATTAGGGTACATTTCGTAGAAATTGTTAAGACCTGCTAACGTTTCTGGCGTCATGCCATCAATATTGACCCCATCTGGAATGAAGGGATAGGGGTTGTCCGTATCATTTACGGTCGGGTTATAAGGGTCACCACCTTGGTTTCCTTGATTACCCATGTTGTTACCGGGACCGTTGCCCATTCCGGGACCGCCTTGTGGTCCACCGAAGGTAAAGTCTGGTTCAAACCCGTTGGCATCAAACCCATCTCCAAGGTTAAGGTTTAATCCGGACAGATCAAGATTGCTGAAATCTAAACCGGGGTCAGCCGCAAACTCTGGGGTAAAGTTAGCGCCGCCCACTTCATCTACAGCGCCTTGTGGGGGATTAAATGCCGGTTCGGTTTCCGGTGAGAAGCCACCACCTTCTGGGCCATAACCACCGGGACCAAGCCCGCTAGTAACGCCCGCAAATGGATCAAACGCCGGTTCCCCGCCCCTTGTATCCGGTAAAGGTTCTCCACGAGTACCTCCCCCTAAATCTGGATCGCTATATAAAGAGGGGTCTACGCCGCCGAGGTTAACGTTGCCTAATTCAAAACCGCCAAGGTCTTGGCCTATGCCACTTAAATCTAAACTGCCAAGATCAAAAGTGCTGCCGTCAGGCAACTGTATAGCATTTGTGGTATCTGCGGTATTTCCAAGATAATCACCTTGTCCAACCGTCTCGGCCATTGTTTCAATGCCTGTAGGCTCGCTTATATCGACCGTTTGACCGGGCGGAACCTGACCGGGCCCATCCCTAGGTTCAACATAGTTAGAACCCATTTGTTCTCTGGGACTCATGGGCGATACACCACGTGTACCGCCAAAACCGGGTTCAACACCTCTACCTAATTCAGGATCACTGTACAAAGACGGATCAACCGTAGGTGTTACAGGTGGTGGAACAACCGCTTCTGGTTTCACAACCGGTGGCGCAACAGGTTCTACTTGTGCAACCGGAGGGGGTACTTCCGCAAGTCCAGATTGTTGAAAGATTAAAGCGTCTCTGCTTGTTATACGCCCATCTCCATTTCCATCATATTGCATGTCGGGATCAAGATTACCTACCGCCATTTGCATGATGTCATTTACCGTCCCGTTAGACGGGGTGGGTTGCACAACTGGAGGCGGTACTTGCACAGGTGGTGGAACAACCGCTTCTGGCGGTGCCTCGGGCAAACTTCCAATACCACTTCTTGGTCCGCCTCGCATACCGTCCATGGCCAAAGGCTCTTCAAACTCATCTACAAAAGTAGGTGGTGGAACCTGAACAGGCGGGGGTGGAGGTGCTACTGCTGCCGGAGGAGGCGGAGCAGGTTGCATAACCGGTGGAGGTACTTGTACGGGCGGCGCTACAGGAGGTGCCGGTGGCGCAGCCGGGATATTAAATTCTTGTTGTATCTGTGCAAGAATCTCTGGATCAATTTGAGGTATAGCCGGAGGCACTTGTGGTTGCACAGGTGGTGGTGGCGGTGGTGGAGCAACCGGCGCAGG